CTGACACAATTAGATTTTTCAGAATGATTAATAAAGCTACCTAATGCTAATCTATATAAAGTACCTTCAACTTCTATATGTGATATACCTAACTCAGTATCTTTTTTAATTTCTTTTGTAGCAAACAAACCTAAACCATGAATCCAACTAGGTCTTATAGTACATTGAAAGGGTAAAGGTTCAAAAGATTTATCAGGCATATTTTTTATTATATGTTTTTAACTCATTTTCAAACTTAGATGTTATCTCATCTACATTAGGTTGTTTATTTACTTCTGCTAGGTAAACATTCTTACTAGCATATTTAAATATTCTTAAACCTTTTCCATTATTACTATCTTTGTAACATTCAAACTTGTGATTACAGAATTGACAACCAATTGCTAATTCTTTATTACCTGCTTTAGTATTACTTAATGGATAACATTTTTCTTCAGGTGGTTCTTTCTTCTCTAATGTATCTCTTAAAGTTTTAATCAAATGACTAGCATTAGGTTTAGCTAAATCATCAGGCTGATACAAACATATATCACCTGACACTTTATCTATAACAAGGAAAGCACCTTTCTTTGTACCTTCAGCTTGTTCATATCCTGCTATCTGTGCATGATAACCAAATGGGTCATCACCTAATAACTCACCTGACTTAAATTTTTTAAATCCAAATGATGAGGCTGATTTAACATCACATATCTCTCCATCTATTTTACTATCTATATGTCCAGTAATACCATCTATCTCAACTTTCTTTTGCTGGTCTTCAATTTTATGTCCTGCTAATTCAGCTAAGAATAAAACTAAATGCTCTAATATATGTCCATATAAAAATTTTAAATTAAGACTATCATCACCAGCCATATATTTTTTAGGACTAAACCTATCATACCATAACTGTCTAGGTGGTTTACCTAGTACTGACATTCTTAACATNCCTTGTTTTTTTCTATCAGGATTATTCCAAGCTAACAANGCTTCTTTAATATTATCAAGAAACTTATTCATTTGTTTATCTGAGATGTTTGCTGATTTACCTTTTGATATATTTGCTATTAGCTGTTTAATGTCTGTTGCTAAAGTAGAAATATCTTTAGTGTGTTTCTGACCAGTTGTTTCCAATTTTATATTCTCCATTTAGTGGACACCGAACATTTAATAAATCTCCTGCATCTCTGATTGATTGTACTGCAAGTCTTCCAAACTCGTCTGCTCTATCTGCTTGAACTTCATATTGAAATTCATCATGAACATTCACAACTGGAAAGGCTCTGATTCGTTTAGTTATAACATATTCTTCTAGCAATGTCAACGCTTTTTTCATAACACAAGCACCTGCACCCTGTAATAAAGTATTTAAAGCTGCGTGAGGATGTCTTATAATTATTTTTCTTTGGTCAATTCCTCTGACCCATCTACGTTGAGCCACTCTTTCCACTTTTTCTCGTAAGCGTCTAAGACTTGGTGTTGCTCTAAGAAATTTTTCTTTAATTCTTTCTCCATCTCTTTCCGAGCCTCCAATGATAGAGCCGATTTTTCTATTCCCTGCCCCATATATGAAAGCATAGATGAAAGTTTTAGCCTCATCTCTTGATTCCAAACCAGCAGCAATTTGATTTGATGTGTGTATATCTCCATTAATGACTTCATTTATATAATCCTTATCGTTCATGTAGTGAGCCAACATCCTTAACTCTAAGCCTGATGCATCCACTCCTACTAATTTATAGCCCTTATCTATTGTCCACAACCCCCTACATTCTTTTCCATAAGGAGAGTACACAGCAGGAACTTGAGCCATATTGGGCGATTGATGACTCATCCTTCCTGTAATTGTACCATTGGTAATTACTTTGCCATGTACTCTTCCGTCTTCTCTAACTGCTTCAATCCAGGAGGAAACTTGGGCGATTCTTTTTTGAAGCATTAGAAACCTGTTAATTAATTTAGCCTCAGGAATATCTTTTATTTGAGATAAAACTTTTTCATCTACAATGATATGTCCTTTGTCTGTTTTCTTTTTAGGTTTCCAACCAAGCATAACTAATCTTTCTGCTATCTGTTGTCTTGAACCTAAATTAAATTCTTTAAATTTTACTTTAGTAAAAGGTACTCCCTTAACATAACCTCTTGATTTGTTATTTGACTTTGGTATAAACTCTTCTTCTAATCTTAATGGAGGAAATGTTTTTCTAACTTTTGTAGTTAGGTCATTCATATCTTCTTGAAACTTAGCTTGTAATCCATAAGCATTTATAATATCTAACTTAAATCCTTTATCATGTTGAGTCTGTATTATTTTAGCAACATCATGTTCTAACTGTACTGACTCTCCAAAATCTGCAATCTTTCTTATTAAAAATTTATAAAGTCTTTCAGTTAATTCAACATCATTTCTACAATACTTTAACATATCATCTGATAGATAATCAAACTGTTCAAACTCTATCTTAGCTTGACCTAGTTTAGTACCCCAATTTTTAAGAGAGTGTCCACCATCTATTACTGGGTTTAATAATCTTGATAAAACTAAGGTATCTGTAATTTTACAATTAGTAAATAAATCTTTACCAAATAACTTATTAACTACTGGTACATCAAAGCCTATTATATTATGTCCAATAAATTCTTTAGTCTGTTTAGCAAAGTCTTCAAACCTATGTAAGTTTTTACCATCTGTAAATTGATAATAAGTCTTATCATGTTTACAGATGATACACCAAATTTTATCTGCGTTGAGAGTAGTCTCTATATCAAAAACTACCTTATCAAATTTCATCTACTTCAACCTCTTTCAATCTACCTGTGTCAGCATCATAACGTAAGTCACAACATGGACCAGTTAATCCTGCAAATCTATTCTTTAATACTCTTACTCTTGTTGTATTTCTAATATCAGGGTCATCATTCTGAGCATCTCTCTCTAAACCAATTACCATATCAGATAATTGTCCTATACTTGCTGAGCCTCTTAATTGTGATAGAGATGTCGCAGCACCCTCTTCGTGTCCTTTTCCCTCAGGTCTTCTTAGGTGTGATACAACTATCATAGCAACGCCTGTCTCTTGTACAAGTGTTCTAAGTCTAGTCATAATTTCATCTAATGCTCTTCGTTCATCTCCATGACTTTGGTCTGATACTATAATACTAACGTGGTCAATTATAATATACTTACAATCTAATCCCTTAGCTAAGTATCTAACTCTTGATACAATATTATCAATAGAGTTTGAGCCAAAATGGTCAAACATAAATACTCTACCTGTACCTACTGTTGCATCAAAATAAGTCTTCATCTCTTCTTTACTTACATGAACATCAGGTAAATGTAATCTTTGATTTGCTTCAATACTCATCAAACCTTTAGAAGTTATTACTGGTGTTTCTTCTAACATTAACAAACCAATATTATCTTCTGTTGATTTAATCATATGATGTACTACTTCTCTCATCACTTGAGTTTTACCTAAGCCACTACCTGCTGTAAATGTAATTAACTCTGATGGTCTAATACCATAAGTAATTTTATTCATACCTTCAAAAGGATATTGAACAAATGATTTTAAAGTTGGTTTAGTTATTTCATCAAATAATATATTAGCATTTATAATACCATCAGGAGCATATAGTTTTGCATCCCAAAATGCTTTAGTATATATTTGTATTTTGTTTTTCTGTAAACAATCTGATGCATCTTTATATCCCTCAGGTAAATGAATTATCTTACATTTTCCAGGAGAAAATAACTCAGCTACTTTCAAAGCACCGACACGACCTTGCTCATCATTGTCAAAATTTATTATGACATTATCAAATTGTTCTAACCAATCTAAACTTCCTTTAATATCTTTTACTGCTGATGTAATACCATTCTTAATACTAACTACTGGAGTTTCATATCTATCTGTCTTAAACATTTGATAAGCTGATAAACAATCTAACTCTCCCTCAGTTATAATTACATATTTATTTTTAGAGAATAGATGTTCACCAAACAAACCTGATACTTTAGTATTACCTTGTAAACTAAATTCTTTTAACTTTGTATATCTAGTTTTTGTTGCAATCTTTGCACCTTGTTTATCGTGATAAGGATAATAATGATTTGTTATATTACCAATACTATCCATCTTAACTGTAACACCATACCTTTTACAAGTAGGTTCTTTAATATTTCTATCTACAATTTCTGCATAGTTAGATTGTTTGAGATAATCTTTTACCTCATATTCATTCGTTGATTTTGTTGATTGTATTTCTTGTGTTTCCATATTGTATTCCCTTATATGTTCTTGACATGAAAAACAATATGCTGACCCATCCTTGTTCATTGAAACTGCATCACTACTAGAACATAGTGGACATGGCAGGTGATATTTTATAAACCCATTGTTGTTTGTTTCCATTGTCGCCCTCATTATTTGTTATTGCATAAAAAAAGGAGAGGCAATCATTTTACTAATCGCCTCCCCCTCGGAGTAAGAAAATGAATGGTATAAGTTATTCATTCTCGATTGATGATACTAAAAATCTTCCTTGATGTCAACACCATTCTCAGATTTTTCTACATTAAAATCTTCTCTAGGTTGATATTCAATAAGGTCAACAACCTGTACTGCTTGTAAATCTAAGCCTGTACCTGTCTTACCTTTATAATTCCAATCATATGATTTATACATAACCTTTACTTTACTACCATTACCTACTATCTTATCTAATGGTTTCTTTTCTGCATCAACTAATGTTGGTTGAGAGTTTCTATCTCCATTTGCTTTAGAGACTTTTCTTTTAAAAGTTACAAGGTTACTAACTGTCTTGTCTTCTATAACAGACTCTTTTAAATTAACACCTTTACTCTTAAACTCTTCTGCATCCTTATCAGATAAGGCTACATCTACTCTCCACATTGGTTCAAATTTTTCGTTGGGTCTCGTGATTGAAGCCCAGTATGCTGTTCCTTCTACTATTGCCATTTTATATTTTACCTCTATTTATATTTTTATTTATTTTATGATGAAATATTAACACAATTATTCTCCCTTGTCAACAATTATTTCTTCTTCTTTTTTTAAGACTTCTTCAATCTTCTTGTTGATTGTGTTTTTTATATCATCTTTTTTCTTAGCTTTTTTCTCTACCTCAGCTACTCTTTTGCCTAAGTTTTCTACATCAGAGTTAGCTTGTTCCAACTGAATTAAAAGTTTCTTAATTCTTGCATCTTTTTCTTCTGACAATCTAATTAAGTCTTGCTTCTCATCAGTTAAATCTTTTAACTGTTCTTTATACGCTGATATTAATTCTCTGTTACTCATAATTTTTATAAACTATAGCACCTCTCATTAAAGATTTCTTTAATTGGAATGACTACACATTTACTAGCCCTATAATCTCCTATGTTTTTAGTATGTGTCTTCTTATACTTCTTAACAATCTTTTTTAAAGTTGTTACTCTAAACACTAACATACAATATTCTTTCTTCTGTTGTTCAAGAATATGAAACCACCACTTAGCATCTGTCTTATCAATGCCACTAGGTTTACCTCTATACTCATATTCAATTGCTATGTTACCTGTTTTTCTCCACCAACTTCGTTCAGTTTTGATTTCTACTTTATCATTACTTAACAATTCGGCTACTCTTTTCTCTCTGACTTGACCATACTTTAAATCAATATCAAATTTAGAAGTGTTATTTAATTTCATCTTACCTTTCATTTTCGAATGTACACATATATTCTAATAAAAATTTATTCAAGTTTTTAAATTTAAATAACTTCTTAACATTTGCGTCTTTTATTTTTTTAAATATTCTACAAACAAAATGAGG